GGCCAGATGATACATTGACGATGGAGTCGACAGCGATCTTAAGACCCTGAGCTCCGGTATCCTGGAAAGGTGCCACGTTGTTAGGAACGCCTGCAGTTTTCGAGAATCCCTTCTCGTTATAGATGTAGAACTCTTCACCGGTCTGTGGAACAGTAATGTTAGAGTCCTTGGAAACTTTTCTTTTCTTCTGTGTACGAACCTTGCGGATCTTACGTGGGTCAATATAGCGGAGTTCTTTGATACCTTCTTTAGGATTTTTTTCATCGATCATTGCATGGTACAGCAGACGACCGTCTTCATACCACTTCTTAAAGATCTCGTATGCATGCTGATTGAACTCAAGAAGGTCGACAACATTGTCGAACTCCTCGATAATCATCTTCTTAATCTTGTCAGGTTGTTCTAGATCATCTAGGTTGAGGGTTACGATCTCTTTCTTAGGATCAGCAACGATAGCTTCATTGACGATATCATCAATGGCCATCTCAACCTCAGGATGCATCGCAATCTCGCGATACTTATTAACTAACTCAGCTTCTGTTCTAACTGCACCGTCAAGATCAACGAACGTACCATAGACGCCGCCTTCGGCCACAACCATTGCACCATCGTCTGCTGCCTTGGGTGTAAACGAAGGAATGTCGATAGGCTCGACTTTTCTCTTGATTTCAAAACCAAATAATTCTGCCATGTGGACTCCAGTTTAAATAACAAAAAAGTAAGGGGATTGGTTACCCCTTACTTATATTAGCGTCCGCCAGCACTACCGGTTGAACTCTGTCCAACTGTCCAGTAGTCGTATTGGAATGTAACCTGGAACGATTCAATCTGATCTGTTGTCGACCAATCGAGATCGATCGGTGTAATGTTGCTTGGGAAGATACCATTGAATTCGTATGAACGAATCTTAGAACCATCCTTAGCATATTGCGTAACTGTCGCTAGCGACTTATAACGATTAATTTCACGAACGTTACGCTCAAGACGATTGATCTTGTTTGACCACTCTTCCATTGCGTTACGAATCAAGAAGTCTTCATCGTTAATAATGTTTACAGTCCATTCACCGAATGTACGATCGCCAGCCAGTTTCATCTGACGGCCAAAGTAGAATACCGGAATGACGCCTAGATCCGATGCTGGGATCTGAGCAGCTTGTACCATGAACGGTGTCTTAAGATCACCAGAGCTATTCGCTGGGTTCAGAATTTGAACCTGGAATAGATTTTGTCTTGCACCACCATAAACGAGTTGGCTTCTCATTTCGTTGATATTAAAAGCCATTGTGCTTTCCTCCTAGTTTCTTTTATTTATTAGAATTGGCCAACGACTTCGGTGAATTCTACACCAGAGCGGACAGCAACAAAGTTCAACTGGATGAAGTTGATGCTCTTAGCTGGCTTGATATAGATGTCTCCAACGAAACGGTTAGAATCAACAACTTCAGCAGTGTTGTTTGTTTCATCGCAAACAACGCGGAAGTCATAGATGCCACGGCGACCTTGTACATCACGGAGGAATGGCTCAACAAGATTGCGGAACTGTGCACGAGTGAACTCGTCATTGAACTCGAACAGTGTTGAGTTTGAAGCATTCGCAATTGTCTTTTCTAGAACAATGAACAGACGGCGTACGTTAATACGATCAAATGCGCTGCTGCGTCCAAGTGCTGTCTTATCACCATAAAGGACTGTGCCTTGACCTGGGAATGTAACAACAGGGTTGATATCTTTCTTGTAAAGAACATCACGATCTGCCTTGCTTGGGTTGTAAGCAAGCTTAACCAGATTCTTGATCTGACCACGAGCAAAACCAGCAGGCGAGAACCATGGATCACGAACATCATCAGTACGTGCCGTTAGACCAGCCATATCACCGTTCAGTGGGATATAACGATATACATCATTGTACTTGTCGTACTGATATTTGTAACCAGAGTCAAGCACCGCATATGATGTGTTGCGGAATGAGTTACGGAACGTTACAATGTTTGAAGCCTGATTGCCTTCTACACCAGCGCCAACAACGTCTGCCTTATCAGGAGATACGAACACTACACAGTCCTTACGAACTTCAGCAATGTTGTCTACCAGATAGTTGGCAAGCTGTTCGCCGTTAGTACCACCGATTGCTTTACCAGCCATGACAAGAGATACATCAACTGTCGAAGCATCAGCAAACAGATCGTATGCAGGGCCTAGAGCAGCCACTGTAACATTAGATTCTGTTACACCGTCGCGTCCACCATTGAACGACTCAGTATAAGGAGTTCTGTTGGATGTATTTGCAATTGCATCTGCAGTTGTTGTTGTTTCACCCGAACGATCGGCAGTTGCCCATACGTAATTTGAATTATCGTTGACTACAGTCTTATAGAAGTTTGTTGTGCCGTCGTCATTCTTTGCATTAGTTGCACGTGAAAGATTCTGATATACTTCCAGAACTGTACCAGGGGTTCCTGAGAACTTGCCGTCTTCATCAACAACAACTACGCTGATTTGGTCAACAGCTGAAGAACCAATTGCTGCTAGTTCAGCCGAGGTACCAGGAGCAGCTGATACAGTATTGTAAAATTCCCATTTACGTGAGATAGTGTTCGACGAAAAGGCCGATGCACGGTTCCAAGTATCTTCAAAAGTAATTGGGAAGTATGCAAGTCCTGCACCAGAATCTTCTGATGTTGTTGTTGGAAGTGTCTTAATCTTAAGTACTTGAGTACCGACTGTGCTATTACCAAGTTCAATGTAATCACCAACAGAAAGTTGCTGAAGAATTGTATTAGCAGCATTCTTAGTTTCTGCGAATGTCAGCGAGGTGCCGTTTGCAGTATTTGCACCAGAGTTAGTGCCGGCAGAAGCTGGCCATGTAAGAACTACGTTAGCAACAGCAGAATTAACATTAACAGAAATCAATGCACTTGTTAGTAGTGAAAGAACACCCGTATTTGCATCAGCTGTATTTGCTGCGAACCCTGTGCCATTTGCATCACTGACACTTGTTTTGCTTAGCATGTCGATTGATCTGGTATATTGTTCAGCCGAACTACATGTAGATACTTTCAGCGAGTTGCCTAGATCACCTGGATAACGAGCAATAAACTCGGTGCCAGTGAAGGAGGCATTTGAAGCGCCCTTATTATCAAAGTCGTCAGCATTCTTTACAATCTTGTTTCCAAGAGCAACAGCGGTGCTATTAGCAACAGCACTCAATGCTATTGTATTTGCAACAACGTTAACATGTGTGTCGGTGCTATTTGGTAAACCGTTTGCATACGTGATAACCTTGTTTAAGGTGTATAGAGTATGTGTATTTACTGTAGAGTTTGCTGCTCCACCAGTACTATTAGCATTTGCAATTGTAGAAATCGTAACACCGACTGGGAAAGTTGCAGAATATACAACATCACCAACCGTAGCACCGGCTGGGTTTCCAGCTGTAGCAACCAGAATAGTAGAAACGGTTGAATTGCTTGTCAGATTTGCATCTGCAGCAGCAATCGTGTTCGAGAAGCCGGTTGTAACAGCCGCACGTGAAACATAAAGGGCATTACCATATGCAAGGAAGTTAGCCGCAGTAAAAAATGTTTCATAGTTGTTGTTGGTTGGCTTGCCATAACGGGCTGCCAGAGTATTTTCTGAATCTACCAGAATGAACTTTCCGATTGGTCCCCAACTGAACACACCGCCAATAGCACCTGTTGTGGTTGCTAGTGATGGTACGGTTGTTGTAAGATCAATCTCGGAAACGTTAATTCCAGGGCTGACTTGAAACGCCATTGTAATCTCCCTTAATCGAAGGTGTTTAACCAGTACTTTTGCTTTTATTTATAATTTGCCCAGATTACGAAAATAGACCTCTGAACTCTGGATTCCATTGCTGAGACATATCGATGACCTCAACTCCATCTGGGTCTGCTAATTCTCTTCCGTTATCCATGAAGAATGAGAACATCTCGTTCTCTAGATCCTCGTCTGTTCTGTTTCTCAATTTGAGAAGTGTATTGATATCCGTCAGATCCTTGAAGTACTGTTGGTTTGACATCCATGCAAATAAAACCAATGCCATGACAAGGTCGTCGTGTGCACCAGGTTCTGCTTCATATGATGCATTCTTCTTAGAGAATCTGGATAGTTCGTAGATCGTATCGTGATCGTTGATGATCAGCTGATATTGTTCAATCAGC